TACAGCATTACAAACAAGCGCCCGAGAATTAAATTATCAAAAGGCTTTTGCTGATGCTATAATAAGCTCGAAAACTACCATGAATACACAAGTTAAAGGTCAAACAGGCTACAAGAAAGATAACATTTTTGATAAAATGAATGAAGCTAAAAACATATACGACCAATACAGTTGGATTATAAAGTGAGAAAATAAATGGCTAATAAGTTTGATAAAAATCCAAAGAACAGACAATCGGAATTGTTCAAGTCTCTAACAAGGTTATTCTCCGGACCAATCATTAATTACCGCTCTCAGTCTGGTCGTCGTATTCGCAGACAACACCTTGACAAGTTTTCCAGCAGATTCAAGTCGGCATCTGGACAGCAGTTTAAGAAGTCGCTTTATAACCCATTAGATACAGTTGCAACAAATGCCATCGCAAACCAGCGCCGCTCCGAACGCTACGTTGACTTTGATCAAATGGAATACACACCAGAGATCGCATCGTCGCTTGATATCTATGCAGACGAGATGACGACATATTCAGATCTTCGTCCAATGCTTAACATCAAATGCCCCAACGAAGAAATAAAAGCAGTGTTGGCTATTTTGTATGAAAACATTCTTAACGTTCAATACAACTTGTTTGGTTGGTCGCGCACAATGTGCAAATATGGCGACTTCTTCTTATATCTAGACATTGATGACAAGTATGGTGTTCAGTCTGTTATCGCGTTGCCCTCATCGGAGATCGAGAGGCTTGAAGGCGGAGACTCCACTAACCCGAATTACGTCCAATATCAGTGGAACTCTGCTGGTATGACTTTTGAGAACTGGCAGATTGCTCACTTCCGTATTCTTGGAAACGACAAGTATGCGCCATACGGCACTTCTATTCTTGAGCCAGCCCGTCGTATTTGGCGTCAGCTTACACTTATGGAAGACGCAATGATGGCTTATCGCGTTGTCCGCTCATCAGAGCGCCGCGTATTCAAGATCGATGTTGGTGCTGTTCCTCCGCAAGATGTTGAAGGATACATGCAAAAGATCGTCTCACAACTTAAGAGAAACTCTGTTGTAGATTCTGAAACTGGTCGCGTTGACCTTCGCTACAACCCGATGTCCATCGAGGAAGACTACTTCATTCCTATTCGCGCTGGCTCTGCAACCGATATCCAAACACTTGCAGGCGCACAAAACATCACAGCGATTGATGATGTGAAGTATCTCCGCGACAAGTTATTTTCCGCGCTAAAAATTCCCCAGTCGTATCTCACGATGGGCGAAGGCGCAACAGAAGACAAGACCACACTCGCACAAAAGGACATTCGTTTCGCAAGAACAATCCAAAGACTTCAAAGAGTTGTTATTTCAGAACTTGAAAAGGTCGGTATTATCCACCTTTATACTCTTGGTTTCCGCGGCGATGACTTGCTGTCTTTCTCGTTATCTCTCAATAACCCATCCAAGATCGCGGAACTTCAAGAGATCGAGCACTGGAAAGCAAAGTTCGACATCGCTGGTTCAGCAACAGAAGGCTACTTCTCACGCCGCTGGGTTTCAGAGAACATCTTTGGTATGAACCACGAAGAGTTCATCAGAAACCAAAGAGAAATGTACTACGACCGCAAGCACGATGCTGCGCTTCAAGTTGTTGCTGAAGCTGCCGCAGCAGGCGGCGGTGGCGCTCTCGGAGGTGAACTTGGTGGCGGAGATCTCGGCGCTGAGTTAGAAGCAGACCTTGGTGGCGGACCAGAAGAAATACCAGCCGGCGAAGTTGGTGGCGGAGAAGCCCCAGCCGAAGAGCCTGCAGGTGGCGGAGAAGAGTCTCCGCTCCTCGCAGTACCTCCCGGCTCCCGTAACGCACCTAGACTGACTCCCGGTGCAAAAGGTAAAGTATACTATCCCGTGAAGACAGACTCACGCCCAGCAGGCGCTAGAAGTAGAAACTATGCGCGCATTGCTTCACCGGAAACTAACACATATAGAACCAACAATCTAGGCGCGTCAGAATTAAGATCTCTGGCGCGTGGTATTTATGAACAACAAGATTCTACTTATTCTTTGAAAGAACAAGATCAAGAAAGACAAATACTTGAAGTTAACAACACAATGCGTCAACTTGTAGATGTTTTAGAAAAAAAAGAAAATATATTAACGGAGCAAAAAAATGAAGATTAAGCACAACAAAAAGAGGAACACCGCTTTTGTTTTCGAATCATTATTAAGAGAAGCAACAGTTGCTATCATAAAAGGTGATACCGATAAGCAACATAAAGTTGTTCAGATCATCAAGAAGCACTTTACTGCTGACTCGGAGTTGAAGAAGCATCTTGAATGTTATCGTTCGCTTTATGAAAACCAAAGTTTGAATGCCCAAATAAGTGAAAAGATCCTCACCGAAGCAAAAATGGCTTCACGCTTAATCGACCCACACGGTTTGTTCAAGAAGCAAACAGAACTAATCAACGATATCAACACAACTCTTTCTCCGTCTGTGTTTTCTAACTTTGTTCCTAACTACAAGACCTTAGCAACTATCGATCAGATCTTCTGCGACAAGTTGCCGCCAAAAACACGTGTTATGTTGGAAAGCACCATTGTCGAGAATATGACGAAGAACGCTCCGGAAAACGTAGCCAACGAAGAAATTGATAACACCACGGTGTCTTGCTTTGTAGGAAAGTTTAATGAAAAATATTCAGAGACTTTATCCGAAGAGCAAAAGCAACTTTTATCTCATTACATAACTTCCTTTACAGATAACGCTGTATCGTTAAAGATGTTTTTAAACGAAGAAATCGTAAGACTTAAAAAGGTTATTACAGAGTCTTCCACAGGCGAGATGTTTACTGAAGACGCAGAGATGAAGCAAAAGGCAAGCCAAATAATTGAAAAACTTGAAGGGTTTAAGAAGGCGCAAATAAACGATGATATCCTTCTGACCGTTTTAAAGACACAAGAGTTAGTAAAGGAAATGTCCAATGGCAGTAATAATTAAGATCGGAAAAGAAGCGAACGCAAAGAAAGTTCGCCTTGAAATGGACTTAAGAAAGTCCGTCAATGGTGATCTTATGATCTTTGACCACGGCGACATTGATATTGTTTTATCGCCATCAAAGAACAAAGTTGTTGTGTTTCCAAAAGAAACTATGAGCGACTTGGTTTATGGAGCACAAAACAGATTATTCGCGCACTTAAGAAAGCGCGGCATTGTTGTCGCAGAAAGCATTCAAGGTGGAGCGTTCTATGGCTCTCTTGAGGGAATGCTTGAAGAGTCTGCTGATCCTGATGCTAGTGCTGCAAAATTGGCGCTTATCAACATTCACAACTTTATCGAAGAAGAGCGTCCATACTTTGAGCAGACAGAAGCAATAGTTTCTATGGCTGATGATGAGCTACTTCATCCAGACAAGACACACTCAACAGAGTTAGGCGAGGTTCCACAAGAAGTTGAGCAAGGTTCTATCCGCCAAGGGTATGTAAGAGATCCATACTCGCTTGGTTATATGTATACTGTATAGGGAAGCGCTATGTCTGATATGAAAATGATAATGGAAAATTGGCGCCAAAGCACAATTACCGAAGATATTCAAACTGTTGGTCAGCTTTTACAGATTATTAAAACTGTTAAAAAGGATAAGGCCTTAAAAGCCGGCGGTAAGCTTGTGGCAAAATTAGCATTGCCGGGTGTGGGAGACTTAGCAGATTTTATCTCAGCCGGATTAGACGCTGCCGATTTTGGTGCGTCTTTATATGGTGGCGACTTGTCGGACAAAAAACCACCCGCGGCCCTTCAAGCGATGCAAATTGATCCAAATGTATCAAAAATAGTTGATGATGATATTGAAAAAGCATTTCTAAATTTTTTATCCGATCAATTAGAAAAAATGGATCCAAATACAAGTCTTAAAAACATTAATACAACAAGTATGTTACAAAAATTTATAGCCAGCAAATTTAACAACACAACGGTAAAAAAATGACAGAACTTATAGTGTTTATATTGTGCGCCTATGGGCTAACACAAATAATGGTGTACGGAAAGGTTTTTGATGGAATAAGACCAACCGAAGGCAGACTTGGGCAACTGTTTAAGTGCCCAATGTGTATGGGCTTTCACGTCGGCTGGTTTTTAATGCTGCTTTCTCCGTTCACGGAACTATTTAGTTTTGAGGTTTCTATAACTAATTATTTCTTACTTGGTTGGTTATCATCAGGAACATCTTATGTATTAAACATGGTATTTGGAGACAATGGAGTTAAATATGAGCACAAACACGCAAATCCAGACAACTGCCACTTGGACAAACAAGTGGATGCTTCAGCCAGTGAGACGCTGTTGTAAAGGGAGTTAGCTATGGGTCAGAAGTTATTAAGAGAGTATTTTGCTTTATGCGATGGTGGAGTTTGCCAAGACCTCTTGACTGAGGATGAGAAGCGTTATGTTGCTGACGGTGGCATGATCCTTTCCGGTATTATGCAAATGACCGAAACCCAAAATGGAAACGGCAGAGTTTATCAGCACAGCACCATGGTGCGTGAAGTCCAAAACTATCAAAAGCTTGTAAAAGAGAACAGAGCACTTGGCGAACTTGATCACCCAGATGACTCAGTTATTAACTTGAGAAACTGCTCCCACATGGTCACAGAAATATGGATGGAAGGCAAGAACGTAATGGGTAAAATTAAAGTTCTTGATACGCCATCTGGAAAGATTTTGAAAGAACTT